ATGAGCAAGAAGTATCAGTTACTGAACCAGCCGATCCTGGCCGGCGGGATCTACAAAAATGGCATGAGCCTGTATCGGGTGGAAAGCTTCAACGATGATTGTTTGCACACCAGCATTCACCTGCGCCGGATCAAGGACGGGTGGGAACTCGATGCGGTGGGCGCAGCGCTTTACCTTACGGATCGCGGTGTCGAGCTGCTGTGGGACTACAGCAAAAATGGGCGCTTCACTCCCATGGACAGAGAGGGGGCGTAACCATGGAGCAAGAGCTGCTTGAGATGCTTCAGGAGACAACGGGCAAAGACTTCAGCAGTCTGGAGGCCGCGCTGGAAGAATACACCGGCCGGGAGATCTTCGGCATGTGGCTGGAGAACGAGGGGATGATCGGGTACACCGAAACGATCCTGGACGCAGTGAAGCTGCTGAACCCTTAAAGCCGAAACGGCCCGATAAGGGCCGTCTGCCGGGAATGGCCGCCCGGCACTGATGATGGCAGGCCAAAACTTACCAGCAGGGCGGATGCAAAGGAGTGGCACACATGAGTATTGAAGAACGGATCGACAACTACCTGGACCGGGTACAGCGGTATCTGGATACGCCCTGGATGGAGCGTGATCCGGGCGAGTATGAGGAACTCATGGCGCTCAAAGCAGAGATCTACGCAACAAGCAAGCGATAGCCGAAACGGCCCCGGCGGGGCCGTCGTGCGGGGGCCGACCGCCCCGCGCCTGATGATGGCAGGTCAATGCAGCAGGAGGTTATACGATGGCGAGTTTAAGGGAAACGGCACAGCGAGTGCTTCAAGAAGCCCGTGATGGTATCGCGTGGATCGCGTTCTATAAGGAAGGACGCGGCTGGGGTGCAGAGTGCTTCTGGCCTGAGTATCATGACAAAAGTAATGACTTTTGTCATGACAAGGACGACCTGGCAGAACTGCGCGACATTCTGAAAGCCGACAGAAATGCCATATTCGTGAACGGCTACTATACGAATCTGGGTTCTACCCTTGAGATGACCCGGGAATCTCTTGCCGATGCGCTGCGCTGGCAATATGAGAACCAGTTCAATCTTCTGCGAGAAGCGATTTGAGCCGAAACGGCCCCCAGGGCCGTCTGCGGAGGGGTGGCCGCCCCGCACTGAAGATGGCAGGCCAATGAAAAAGCCCGCGCAGGGTGGGCAGAAAGGAGATTTTGATGTGTTTAAAAGAGTTCATCGTACGTTGTTCACGTGACAAAGTGAAGGAAAAAAGCGCTGTGTACCGCGAAGAATGTCGTGAAACAATCATTAGCTATTTAATCACTTCGGGAGTCTCGAGCGATATTGCTGAACCTCCAGTTCAGCCAGCCTCTTAAAATTTACCAGGTTCTGTCGCCTGTAGCGATCCAAAAGAATAGCAGTTTGGTATGTAGACAAATGGGTCATTGAAATAAAACGGTCTTGGTCGAAAAAGGCTAAGTGGTTAAAGGCGAAAAAGTCATTTGGAATAAACTGGAAGTCTTTCACAAACAGTTCTAAGTTCTCTCCCTCATCAATGATTCCACAGGGTGGAGGTGCATCGCCGAAAACGTAGTCAGACGGCTGAAAAGCCTCTTGTCCATACATGTACATCACAGCTGTGGTGACTTTAGTCGTATCGAGCATCGCAAATAATGTTCGCAAACGACTATCGAAAATATATGTCCGGGTACAGTCTGGGAATTCAGCTGGACGATATAAACCAACTTTCTTAGATAGAGTCCGTATTTGTTTGGCATAATTTTTCAAATACGCAGGCGCTTTATTTGGGAGAACTTCTTCTATAACCTGGCAGTACAGAGCAATATCATACTTTAAACAGGGAAGATTAGCTCCATTTTTTAAGGGTACGTCAAATATTTTTTGCATCTAATCATCCTCCTTAGTGTTTGATACGGAAGCGGCGCGGCAACGCCGCCCTCACCAACAGGATAGCACACTGGAAGGCAAAAGAACAAGCCGAAACGGCCCCCGGGGCCGTCTGCGGAGGGGTGGCCGCCCCGCACTGAAGATGGCAGGCCAGAGGCAGGTGATCCTTTGAATATAACATTAAATCCAGGGCAGGTTGCAGTTCTGATGGGATGCCATAGAACCACGGTGTTGCGCCAGATTCAATGCTCGCGCATAAGCGCAACACAAATTCAAAATAGCCGAAACCAACCAGAGTATGCTATTCCGTTAGCTTCGCTTCCTGCCGACATCCAGCGACGCTGGTACGTACAGCAGGGCGAAAAGGCTGAGACCACGGCGCTGCTTGCGTCAGCGGAGCAGCGTACGACGGACAAGCCGAGGCCGGGGCGAAAAGCCCCTGGCAAGAAGCCCCTGGATGAGTACACCATGGCCGAGCGCGAACAGATCGCGTTCTGGATGAACACGGTGGCTGAATGGCGGGAGTTCCGACAGGGCACAGGCAAAGCAGCGGATCTGGATGAGGACTTTGTGGAGCGCCTGCGCGCCCGATACCCGGACTTGCAGGTCAGCCGGGGCACACTGTACCGCAAATGGCAGGCCGTGCGTGCAGATGACTGGGACGCTCTGGTGGACAATCGGGGCAAGGCCCGGAAGGGCCAGAGCAGCATCCACCCGGCAGCCTGGGACATATTCTGCGGGTTGTATCTGACCCAGCGTCAGCTGAGCGCGGAACGATGTCTGGAACTGACCGAGGAGTGGGCGCTGCAGAACCGCCCGGAGGCGCTTCCGCTGCCCAGCGTACAGACCTTCCAGCGCGGCGTGAGGGCACTTCCGCCCGAAGTCGTGTTCTATGCGCGGGAGGGCCCGCGCAAATGGTGGGCGAAGTACAGCCCTTACATCTCGCGCCGCTACGATGAGATTGAAAGCAACGCCATCTGGGTGGGCGATACCTACACCATGGATATCGTGACACGGACGGAGTCGGGGCAGCTGCACCGGATGTACTTATCCGCCTGGGTGGATGCCCGCAGCGGCATCTTCGTGGGCTGGGGCATGAGCGATGGGACCAAGAGCCAGAACAGCGTGAACGCGCTGCGAGACGCCTGCGAACGCCAGGGCACACTGCCGCTGATGAACCTGTACAACGACAATGGCCGAGAATACCTGACCTTCGACTTTGGCGGTCTGGGCCACCGGGCCAAGAAAACCACGGCAAACGGGGAGCCGAAGTTCCAGCCACTTACCATTATGGAGCGGATGGAAGTGAAGATGGTGAACGCCATCCCGAAGAACTCCCGGGCAAAGATCGTGGAGAGAAGTTTCCGGGCGCTCAAAGACCGGCTCATGCGGCTGTTCCCCACTTTCACGGGCGGATCGCCCCAGGAGAAGCCGGAAGACCTGAAAGCAATCTTGAAAAGCGGGCGTCAGGTTCCCACAGACGCAGAGGCCCGGGATACCCTGGACAAGCTGATCCAGTACGACCTGAACTACTCAAAGTACGACGGGCCGGTGGTGGCGGACAAAGGCAAGCGGAAAATCGACGTGTACAACGAGAACTGCGTACGGGAAAAGGTCCCGGCAGACCCCGGTGTGCTGCAGCTGATGCTGATGCGCTCTACTCGCCCGCTCAAGGTGGGCCGCGCCGGAATCGTGACCGCCATCAACGGCGTGCCGATGAAGTTCTGGAACGAGGAAATCCGGCACTACATGGATCAGAAAGTGTATATTCGCTACGATCCTGCCGATCTGAGCAGCGTGCGGATGTACGCTGCGGACACCGATCAGTACCTCATGACGGTAGGCCGGAGTCCGCTGGAAGCCAGCTATGGCGAGGACCCGGAGGTTCTGAAGGAACTGCTGAAGGTGCAGCGTCACTCGGCCCGTTCGATACAGAAAGCGGTACAGGTGCTGCGGGCTGCTGGCAGAGAGGTGAGTCCGATGGAACTTGCGCTGGACATCGCGGCGCGGAACGCAGCCGGGCCGGTGGCCAAAAAGAACATTCGGCAGACCGAGATCATGTACGACCGGGAGACTGCCACCGCGCCGCCGCTGCCTATGGCGGTTGGCGACCCTGGAGACCTGGACATAGCTCGGATGAACAGAAACTTCATGACTTGGATGGAAGGAGATACAGACGATGGAGAAGATTTTTAACACGGCCCTGCAGGACCGCACCCGGGAGTACATGGAGACCACCGGCACAAGCCAGGCTGAACTCGCCCGCCGTCTGGGCATGACGAACAGCAGCACTCTGAGCCGCTGGCTGAAAAGCGCCTACAGTGGCGATGTGGAAAAGGTAGAGCGGAGCCTGGAAGAGTTCTTCCGGACTCAGATGGAAGCCGACAAGGCTGCCGAGAAAGCGGCCCCGTATCGGCCCGCCGGCGACTATGTCCCCACCAGCATCTCGGAGGATGTTTACCAGAGCATCAAGTATTGCCAGCTTCATCGGTGCGTGACCGTACTGCATGGGGACGCCGGTGTGGGCAAGACAAAGGGGGCGCAGAAGTTCCTGCGTGAAAACCCGTCCAGCACCATCTACATCAGCGTGGATCCCATCACCAGTAACGTGAACGGTGTTGTCCGTCTGCTTGCAAGGGAGCTGAAAATGCCTGAAAAGCGCAACAAAATGGATCTCATGCTGGAGATCCGGGAGCGTTTGGCGAACACCAACAAGGTAATAATCGTGGATGAAGCGCAGTTCCTGAATCTGCCCGCCATCGAGGTACTGCGGACGCTGAGCGATATGGATAGCAAGACCGGTACCCCGGGGAACGGAGTCTGCCTGATCGGCAACAGCCAGGTATATGACCGTATCCAGGGCAAAGCCCAGGCCGAGTTTGCACAGACCTTCACCCGGGTAAAGATGCCCCGGCACTATCTGGCCCGCAGTATCACGCTGGAAGATGTAAAGAAGCTGTTCCCTGCGTTGAATGGGGAAAAAGAGCTGAGTTTCCTGCTTGGGATCGCGCGGAGCGTGTACAGCATCCGCACCGCACAGAACATCTATGAAAATGCGATCAGGATGGAAGATGTGAGCTATAGCGGCCTGCGCAAGGTCGCCACGGCCATGAATTTGCGGGTATCGTGAAGGAGGGCAGACCATGAAACGGAGAAAGGAAAGGCTTTGGGTGAGTTTTGCCGGAGGGTTGCTCTCCGGTCTGATGCTGGCTTTGGCCGCATGGGTGTACACGGGCCGCCCGATGGTGTTCGGCGGCGAGGTGCTGGTGCTGCCGCTGATCGTGGTGCTGATCGGGTTCGGCTGGCAGCTGGGCCAGCTGGCCGCGATGGCGGACATGGAGCAATGGTACCGCCGACGCACCAGAAGACGGTAATACCAAAATAGCCGAAACGGCCCCACCCGGGGCCGTCTGCCGGGAATGGCCGTCCGGCACTGACGATGGCAGGCCAGCGATAAGCCCACGCAAGGCGGGCGGAAAGGAGCATTTATGGACGACAAGTGGGAATATCCCCGCGCAGTAGAGGTCAAAGCCGGAGAAATACAGATCGACGCTCAGTTGGCAATGCCTGTTGTTGGAGACAGGGCATTCCCCAACACAGCCTGGTATCGCGTGGACGCCAATACAGGCAAAGTCACCATTCGGTACCACGATGAGGGTCAGAACGAAAAAACCGAAGAGTTTGACATAAAGGATGTTGTGCTCTCCGGTTGGCCCCCGGAAGAACGCACCAACACCCAGGCGCGGGGAGGTTCATGATGACTACATTATTGTTGGTGGCGGCCCTGATGATCTCCGCCTACGGCTGGATAAAGAACGTGATCGCATTGCATGCGATCATCTACTACCTGGAAATCCGGCATCACGATCTCCCCAGCGATGAAGAGATTGAGCAATGCTGCGAGCATGTGGTTCGAATGCTGCTTCATCTGCGCTGATACCAAAGCCGAAACGGCCCCACCCCGGGGCCGTCTGCCGGGAATGGCCACCCGGTACTGATGATGGCAGGCCAAGCGCGAACTTTTACTGCAGAAATTTCGAACCAAAAGGAGGTGAAGAAAATGCGGCTGATTGATGCCGACAATCTGATCGAAAAATGTGAGAACCTATACATGCGGGGGCATGTCCTGTTTCACGGCGTTACCGCCTTCACTATTGAGAACACGCCGACTATCGAACCCGATGATCTTCCCGTCGTGCACCAACTGCAGGGAGAACTGGCACTGATAACGCAGCAGCGTGATATGTACAAGAGCGTTCTCGAGCGCATTACCACCCATGGCGATTGCAATGACTGTGAAGATGTGAAAGGATGCAGGTTTGTGCCGGGAATTGGGGAAGATACGCGATATAACTGCCCATTATGGCGCGGCCCGCAGAAGGAAAAATAAGCGTGGAACGGTTAGCAGAAATACAGCTTGGGGCCGTAAGGCCTCACCTTAATGCAGCTGGCCGATAAGGCCATCGGTCCCAAGCCCGAAGAAATGCAGAGGGAGGTAAAGGAGGCAGATAATGTCAGCTTGCAAAATCTGCAATCAGCCATCCAATGTGAAGACAGTGAGTCACACTGCCTGCCGCGATGAATTGATGGAGGTCATATGTGATGACTACTGTCGGTGGCCGCGGGAAGTTCGCAGTCAGACTGAGCTGGATGAGAAATGCAGCATCTGCAAAATTGTGGAGTTGCTTGGAAAGGAAGGGTAAAATGGCAAGAAAGAAAGTGCTCAGCGAACCCGCACTGCGGGACTGGGCGGCGGTGAACGAGGCTCTGCGGGATATCCGTGAGTGCCGTCACGCTCTGATTGAGATGGGCGTGGAGAAGGACCGGCGCATCGACAGCATCAAAGACGAGTACGCTAAAAACGCGCTGCCGATCCAGAACCGGATCAAGCGCCTGGAGGGCGAAGTCAAGGAATATGTGGACGCCCATCGCGCAGAACTGAGCGGCAAGAGCAGAACCCTCACCTTTGGCGTGGTGGGGTACCGAATCAGCAGCAAGCTGATGCTGGCAACCAGCAAGGCGGCAGAGGCCATTGCCACACTCAAGGCGATGGGGCGCACGGAACTGATCAAGACCACCGAAACGCTGGATCGGGAAGCATTGAAGAAGCAGCCGCAGAGCGTACTGGAACAGGTCGGAGCGTACATCAAGGTGACGGACGAATTCTACTACGACGTGGAGGACACGGCCTCCATGACCTAAAGGAGGGTAACAGGATGGGTATGCTGAATATAGACAACGGCTCGAAGCGGCGCATCTATGCCATCGCAGCGAGCCTGGGCATGGTGCAGGGGCATGACCATGAGGACCCGCTGCACCTGCTTGTGCAGGGCCTCACGGGCAAAGAAGGCATATCCGACCTGACGCCCGCAGAAGGCCAGCTGGTGGAACAGGAACTGATCCGACGCAAAGCGCGGCAGCACCAGGGCACACAGCCCAGGCAGCGGCAGCGGCGTAAGCGGAAATATGAAGAAATGCCGGGTGGCGTCACGGCGGCACAGCAGGGCAAGATCTGGTACCTGATGGGCGAGTTGGCCACATACGACCCGAAGCCCGGAGTCAGCCTGCAGGCCAGATTGTGCGGGATGATCGAAAAGCAGTTCCATGTAACAGCGTTTCCCGCCCAGCCCTGCCGGTTCCTCACACGGGAGCAGGGCGCGGCCCTGATCGAGGGGCTGAAGGACCAAGCGACGCGCGCCGAGCTGGAATACCTGCACAGCTCGAAGTACCGGCAGGACCAGGAGGCGGCCTATGAATAAGGAGTTGCTGAAACTTCTGACTTTGGAGGACCTGCAGGGTGAGGCTCGGGATCTGGCTGAACTGATCGGCATGGATGCTTTCCGTAAACTTGTGAGCGTATACGGGGGCACCGGGCGCATGTACATACCGCAACCAGATATGCTGCTTATACCGGTCCGCGACGCGAAAATCCGAGAAGAATACGATGGCTCCAACATCTATGAACTTTGCCGCAAATGGGATCTGAGCGAAGGGTATGTACGGAAAATCGTCGCAGAAAAAGCTAATGAATTACGCCGCCGCCCTATGGATGGGCAAGTCTCCCTGTTCGACCTGTAGCAGAGATTTGCTCTAAAAGTATGGTGGAAGGGAAAACGATATATAAGGTATGATGACCTCACAGCGAGGGCATCATACCTTATTTTCGTATACGGGGGAACGCAGATGACATTTGATACAGGCACCTGGTGGCTTATCGGAATCCTGCTCACAGCGCTGCTGGGGATTGTAGGAGCCCTGGTGAGCCGGTCTATTTTTCTTCAGCTGGATAAGAACAGCGCGGACATCAAGGAGGTGCGGGAAAACTACACGACCCGCACCAGTCACCAGAAGGACCTGGAGGCGATGCGCCGTGACATGAAGGAAATGCGCACCGAAATGCGCACCGAAATGCGGCAGATGAGCGAGGATGTCAAAGACATCAAAGAGAATGGCGTCCGCCGTGAAGAATATCTGAGGAGCCAGCTGAAACTGGAGAACAAGCTGGACCGGCTCATGGAACTGATGATGAAGGGAGCGAGCTAAATGAAGGAGCAGGATCTTGTGCGAAAGGTACAGGCGGGTGAACTTGCCTCGAACAATGGGACGGTGATCCGCACGCTGGCCGTGGTAGGCAGCGACTACAAGTACCTGAAGCTGCGCTCCCTGCTGCTGGCTTTGGCGGGCAGTATGGAGCGAGGGGCACTGTGCAGCAGTGTAAACTACCTGGCGGACAGTGGGTATCTGGCTGTCCGCAGCATCGAAGATAAGGCACCGGCCAGCGTATCCGACACGGAGATGGAAGACCTGGAGGTCAAGCTGACGCCCCGGGGCCTGCAGCTGCAGCGGTGCGTGGTAAGAGATCCGCTGGTGGATATGTAGGAGGTGGCGGGGATGGCACGGCGAAAAAATCGCAGCCGGAGCAAGATCAGCCAGCTGCCGCCGGAGATCCGCAGCACCGTAGAGGCCATGTCGCTGGCCCCGGCGCAGTTCACCTACAAAGACATCCGGGCGTATCTTGCACAGCAGGAGGTTTCGATCAGCGAGTCGGCCATCGGCACCTATGCGCGGGAGCTCAGGGCAAACCTTGAGTCACTGACGGTGGCGCAGGAGACTATGCGCGTCATGATGGAAACGGCCGCAAAGGTGCCGGAGATGGATGCGGTGGAGATCATAAACCGCATCGCCGGGCAGAAGATGCTGCAGGCCGTGATCAACAAGCCGGAGGAAGAATGGACCGAGGTGGGGCTGGACAAGCTGCTGCGGGAAATGAACGCCATGACGAAAGCCGTGGCGTATAAGCAGCGGATCGACCAGCAGAACAAAACGGACGCACAGGCCGCTGCGGACGAGCTGAAAGCGCAGTTCTTTTCTGCGCTGGGCACTGAGCACCCGGATCTGTACCGGCAGGTGGTGCAGATCCTGGAACGGAAAGCCAGGGAGGCGGAAGAATGAGAGCGTGGTATGTTCTGCAGGTTATGACCGGCACAGAACAGGATGTGTGCGGCAAGCTGCGCCGGACCGGGGTACAGGCCAGAGCGCCGGAGCAGAAAGTGCAGATCCGGCGGCATGGCCAGTGGCAGGAAGAAACGCGCCTGCTGATCCCCGGGTATGTGTTTGTGAGCGCAGAGTACACACCAGCCCTGTACCACCGCCTGGCCCCCATCGCGGGGGTCATCCGCTGGCTCGGCCTGGAAGATGGCCTCCCGCAGGCGCTGGATGCGAACGAGGCGCTGCGCTGGGGGCTGGATACCGGAGAAGAGATCGGGCTCTCCACAGTGGCGTTTTTCCCGGGCGGCTGGCGCGTGCTGGACGGGCCGTTACGGGAATTTGAACAGCAGATCGTGCAGATGGACCGGCGTCAGCGCCGGGCCACGGTGCGGACAGAGATCCTGGGGCATCCGCGCCGGCTTCGGTTCGGGATCACGGAGGCGCTGCCGTGAAGAAAAAAGAGCGCGAGCAGCTTGACGCCAACTGGCGAGCAGCGTGCCGCCAGTTTGACCGGCTGGTTCAAAACCGCCCACCGTATTTATGTACACGGTGCGTCTGGATGCTGAAGGATACCGGGCGTTTGGCCTGCCCTTTCAGCAGGTGCGTGCGCAAAGCGGATGAATGGCCAAAGCAATAGCGAGGAACGCGCTTTGCAAAGCCAGCGAAACTACTTTGCAAAAGCTACAAGGAAACCGGGAGCAAAGTGGGGTTGATTCGTCCCCCACGGCGTGATCGGCGGGCATAGAGGGGCAGTCATCCGGGCTAAATGGGCCGGATGGCGAAGCGTACCTATCAAAAACGGGTCAGTTTTTCCCGCTATGCCTACATACCCCTCTACAATCGCCGGAAAGCCGTTGCAAAACGTTGCAAGGCTCTGGACGGTCAAACGGGCCGCTCGGAGGCTTTTTTTCGTTACAGGCGAAATTTGGGGCGCTTTTGATGTTCCGGGCAGAAGGAGAAAACAAATGAGGACCAAAACCGAGAGCGTTGCCGGGCTGCTGGAAGGTATCCAGCGTGCGGCAGAGCAGAAAGAGTTCAATATTTTGCAAGATTTGCAAATGCTGCAGACCGCATACCCCAAGACCAGCAAGCGGGACTACCTGCAGCTGCTGAAAAAGCTTGCGGAAAAATACAGCGTAGACGAAGCGGCCGAGGTCCATGCCGCCCTGCTGCGTAAATGCCGTGCTGGAGACGTGGAAGCGATCCGGCTGTATGGGCAGATGCGACAGCAGGCCGGCGGTGAATGCCAGGAGGTGACCATCGTTGACAGCATCTAATGCCGGAACTCGGGTGGACCTGAAAGACGTTCTCGGGCCGGCCTTCTACGAACCCCACCGAAAAATCAGGTCGGGAGCCGTGGAGGAAGCGGTGCTGCCGGGTGGCCGCGGTAGTCTGAAGTCTTCGTTCTGTGGCGCGGAAGTGGTTCTGTTCATCCTGCGGAACCCGGACTGCCATGCGCTGGTGCTGCGGCAGGTCGCCGACACGCTGCGCGATAGTGTATACGCGCAGATTTTGTGGTGCATCGACAAGCTGGGGCTGGGTGGCAGCTTCCGTTGCACCCAGAGCCCCATGCAGTGTATTTATAAACCCACTGGGCAGCGTATTTTGTTCCGCGGCCTGGATGACCCGTACAAGATCAAATCCATCAAGCTGCCGTTCGGGTATATCGGCTGCCTTTGGTTCGAGGAAGCCGACCAGATCAAGGGTGGCGAGTCGGCAGTGCGAAACGTGCAGCAGTCAGCACTGCGCGGCGGCGCAAAGGCGCTGACACTGATCAGTTTCAACCCGCCCGCCTCCAGCCGCAACTGGGCCAACCGGTATGCGCGGGAATCACGTCCGGGCAAACTGGTCCACCCCACCACATACCTGCAGGCCCCGCCGGAATGGCTGGGGCCTAAATTTCTGTCCCAGGCCGACTGGCTGCGGCAGACCAAGCCTACCGCATACCGGCATGAATACCTGGGCGAAGCGGTGGGCAACGGCACCCAGGTGTTTGATAACATCCGGCTGGAATCCATCGACAAGAAGCGTATCCGTACCTTTGGCGAGATCATCAGCGGGGTCGACTGGGGCTGGTACCCGGACGCTTTTGCCTTCAACCGCACCTGGTACGATGCGGGCCGCCGTACCCTGTATATTATCGATGAACTTACCCTAAATAAACTGAACAACTTTGAAACGGCGGCGATGATAAAAAGGCGTATCCCGCAGGGGGAGCAGATCATCGCGGACAGCGCCGAGCCCAAGAGCTGCGCGGATTATCGGGACGCTGGTCTGCGGTGCTTTGAGGCAGTGAAAGGCCCCGGTAGCGTAAACCAGAGCATGAAGTGGCTGCAGAGCCTGGCCGCCATCGTCATCGACCCGGACAAATGCCCGGACACGGCCCGGGAGTTCACCGAGTACGAGTATGAGACAAACAAAGAGGGCGAAGCGATTCAGGTGTATGTGGACGCGGACAACCATCACATCGATGCGGTGCGTTACGCCACCAACCGGATCTGGCTGCGTAGGGGGACCTGATATGAACAGATTGAAAAAATGGCTGGTAGAGACCTATCTGCCGGCATATGCCCGCGCAGCCATGCAGGAGGACCAGGCCCGGCTGCACAGAAGGCTGGAACAGGAAATTGCAAAGAACCGGCAGCTGCGTGCATACGCGGACGGGCTTGAATATGCCCTGGAAGCGCTGGGGCGGCAGGACGTACGGGTACGGATCGGAGGTGGCGAGGATGGCTCTTATCCGGGCACTGCTTGATAAAAGCGTTCCAGGACTGGACGAGGCGTTCGGCGGACGGGATGTGGCCAGCGAGGAGATGCGGATTGCAATCAACAGCTGGATCGCAGAATACTTCAACCGCACTCCGGATAAAGATTCGGACCCCTGCCAGCGGCTGCCCTACACCATTGTCCATAAGCTGGAAAAAGGAATGTTCGCTGAGTACGACAGCGACCTGCAGGACAAGGAAAGCGCCAAGGGCAGCTGGATGAGCGAGAACCTGACACAGCTGGATCTGGCGAAAAGCACCGCGATGCAGTGGATGCTGATTGCCGGAGAAGCCTGGCTCAAGCCGGTTCCCTTTCAGCAGGACGGGAGGACATTCTTCCGCCCGCAGGTGATCCGGCGCAACCAGGCGGTGGTGATGGGGCGCGATCCGGACGGAAGGCTCACATCCATCGGCACAATAGAGCAGACCGCCCAGGGCGGGAGCTGGTACACGCTTGTGGAATCCCGCACGGTGGATGCAGCCGGGTTTCTCCAGATGCACAATAAGCTGTATAGAAGTTCGGGGGCCCACCTGTTGGGTGCCCCCTGTGCGCTGGACAGCCTGAGCCGGTATGCCGGGTTGTCCGAATCCTGGGTGTATCCCAAACCGGTGGGCAGCGTAGGACTGGTGCCGCTGCGCACCCCCATGGCCAACTGCGTGGACGGCAGCCTGGAGGCTGTAAGCATCTACGAGCCGGCCATGGGCCTTATTCACAACATCAACCGTAACGAGGCTCAGCTGGGCCGGGAGTTTGAACTGGGCCAGCACCGCATTATGGCACCAGCAGAAATGCTGCGCACCGGGGACCATGGCGAGCGTAAGCTGGACGACCAGGTGTTTGTGGGCCTGCAAGAATTCCGGGCGCAAGGGGGCATTGGTCTCACGGCCTTTTCCCCGACCCTGCGCCATGAATCATATGAGGCCCGCAAACAGAGTTACCTGAAAAGCGTTGAGAATGTCATCGGCATGAAGCGCGGACTGCTGAGCGATGTGCAGGAGGTGGAAAAGACCGCCTATGAGATCGCCAGCACGGCGGGTGATTACAACCTGAGTCTGATTGACCTGCAGCGAGTCTGGTTTGACGCGGTGCGGGAGTATCTGACCCTGTGCGATACGCTGGGCCGGATGTACCACTATTGTGATGACACCAGCTGGGATGCGCGGGAGCAGCTGAGCATCAGCTGGGGCAACGGTGTGCTGTACGACCCGGACAAGAACTGGAGCGAGATCCTTCAGATGGTGCAGAGCGAAATGCTCAAGCCGGAGATCGCGCTGGCCTGGAAGTACGATCTGCCCTGGGAAACTCCCAAGGATCTGGAGGCCATCCGCGAGAAGTACATGCCGGAACTGACCGACATGCTGCGTGAAGCGGGAGTGAGGTCGAGCTAAATGGACCGGGAAGAACGGCAGGAGGCCCTGGAGGAACTGCGAAAGAAAGCGGCAGCAGTGGCCGAACCCATCCATGAAATGCTGCTGCAGGATATTGTGCGTCGGGTGCGCGGCACCGGTGCGATCACCTCCACAGCAGAATACCAGATCTACCGGGCCGAGCAGCTGGGACTGGCCGAGAAGGAGATCAAAAAAGCCATCTCGGAGCAGCTGCAGGTGTCCGATACGGTGATCGACGCGCTGTTCGAGGACATGGCCGATCTGACCGCCGAGTTTTCGGATAACGGGCAGCTGCAGCAGCTGGTGGAGGCGTACAGCACCGTGTCCCGCCGCGCGGCAGCGGAAGACTTCGACAACCTGTGGGCCCCCGGGCCGGATGGAAAACTATACACGGTGAAAGAGGCATACGGCAAGATCATGGACTTTGCCTATATGCAGACAGCCACCGGCGCGCTGGACTACCAGACGGCGATCCGCCGGTCCCTGAAAGAGCTGCTGCAGCGCGGCATCCGCACGATTCCTCGGGCGGATGGGCGCAGTATGCGCATCGAGTACGCGGTGCGGCAGTACCTCGTCAATCGCATGGGCGAGATGCACAATGCCATCAGTCAGATGAACTACGAAACCATCGGCGCGGATGGATGGGAGATCAGCGCTCACGCCGCGCCCGCGCCGGATCATGCGCCCTACCAGGGACACCAGTATTCCGCAGAGGAATACGAGCAGGTCAATGGCAGCCTGGAACGCAAGTTCGGCTGGTGGGGCTGTATGCATACCGTATATCCTATCCTGCTGGGTATCAGCGAGCCGGCTTACAGTGATGAGCAGCTGCAGCGTTATCTGGATGAGAATGAAGCAGGCGTTACCTACGAGGGCCAGCATTACACCCTGTATGAGGCAAAGGCCCGCAAACGGCAGTTGGAGAGCCTGATCACCTCCACCAAGTACGACGTTATGGCAGCGGAGGGTGATCCGGAATGGCTGCGCACAACGCAGCTGCGGCTGTCCCGCATCCGGCAGGAATACAACCGATTCTGCCAGGCCACCGGCCAGACACCGGAGCCATGGCGCACCATGGCCGCCGAATACGGCCGCAGCCGGGCCAGCCGGGATGCCTGGGCAGCAAGGAAGCTGGGCATAAAAATCTCCGCCAAAAAACACTCGCCTAAAATGGCAAGTGATGCTATACTTGCAGCAGGACGTACTCCTTTGACTAAAAACAATGCCCAACAAACTGCCATGCTGCTCGAAGCCGGAATCCAGAAGTACACTCAGGTACCCAGCGCATGGAATTGTAAAGTTCGCTTTGACAAGCACTCTGAACACGAACTTGGATCAGCTGAATGGGATGGCACAGTATCACTGAGCGAGAACGCAGATACATCAATCTTGTTGCATGAACTTTTGCATATGCGTTCGGCAAACCGGTTCAAGGGAACTATATATGCAGAAAATGTGCATATTGAAGAAGGTGTTGTTCAACTTCTGACTGAGGAGATATGCAGGGACAATGGGTTGCCCTCACTTTCTGCATACAGCAAAGAGACGGCTTTGCTGCGAGGAATCAATAAGGCGGTGGGCCTTTACAAAACCGACCTCGAATTTGCCGTCGCGCTATTTGAAGTGGAACTGGATCAAAGATATGATTGGTTGCTGGAGCACGTTGAAGACACTCTTGCAAGTAAAGAAATTTCAGAAGATGTCAAAGGGGCAGTCAAGAGCGCTGTACATATGCTTTGGGGGAGTGATCCAATTTGACCGAGCAAGCAAAAAAGCAGCTTGAATTCTATCGGACGATGATCCTGTCCGGGAAAAAGGGTGTACCAGATCCGGAAGAGGAACAGGCTCAGCAGGATATTATCGCAATACTGAACGGCGAAAGACCTGTGCTCGACCGGGAAAAGCGTGAATCCGCAATCGCCCACTATCTTGCGCGGCCTCGGCTTACAGACGACGAATGGCTGGAGCTGGAAAAAGAAGTGCGGCAATTCATTGAGGATGAGGGCTTGTCTTTAGATGATCTTGGAGCATTTGCACACGATGCAGGCGAAACTCTTACCATGGTCTGTAACAGTATTCGCCACGAAAAGGAAAACGATAGGCATTAGGGCCGAGGTGATCCCCAATGGATAAAAAGGACGAACGGCAATTCAGCGCCTCCATGCTTTGCGAGGACTATATGGTATTCGAAACTGCTGTTCCTATGTGTAATGCTTGCAGGCATTGGCACCGAGGCAAAAACGAGTGCGATAGATACCCCACTGAAATCCCTGTCGCAGTTAGAGAAGCAGAAGTACATGATTGCAAGATGTTTGCACTCAACCCGGATTCTTCTGTTTATAAATATGTAAAGGCGAATCTGGAGCGCCACGAAAAAGACAACTGAACATTGTGACAAAAAGGACCTTTCGGGGTCCTTTTTTCAATGCCTTTGAAACGGGCTTACACGCCTGTTTCAAGGGCATTTTTAAATTGACCGAATATCCACCCATAAAACCGAGAGGAGTAAAAGATGCTGGATTTTTTGAAAGAGATCCTCGGCGATGCCTATACCGAGGATATCGGCACCCGCGTGAGCGAGGAGGTCGGCAAGCGCTTCGTCGAAAAAAGCGATCTCGAAGCCAAGGACAACGAGCTGAAAGCCGCCAAAGATCAGCTGGCCGACGCAGCCAAGACCATCGAGAGCCTGCAGGAGCAGGGCAAGGACCTGGAAGCGGTGCGCAAGGAAGCCGCGGAGTATAAGGCCCGTGCCCAGCAGGCGGAGAAGGACGCGGCTGCGCAGCTGGAGGAGTACAAGTTTGACACTTGGTGGAACGGCCAGGTATCGGCCAACAAGGGCCGGAACGCGGCGGTGCTGCGTACTTTGGCCGGCGAGGAAAGAATGCAGGCCCTGCGCGCCAGCACCAACCGGGATGCCGATGCGAAGACCTTGTTCGAGCAGCTGAAGAAAGACAGCGCGTATGCCTTCGAGGATATGACCCCGCCTCCCCCGCCCTATGCGGCAGGCACGGGAACGACCGTTGTGATGGCAAACAATGCCGCCATGCGCTCGGCCATGGGTCTGCCGGCTGAGAAGAAATAAGCAGTAATAGAAAGAGAGGAAAAGAATATGGCAAACCTTATCGAACTGGCAGCGAGCTACGTCCCTATGCTGGACGAAGTGTATGCGCTGGAATCCTGTACCTCCGACCTGGACGGATCGCCCGAACTGGTCAAGGAGGGTGCGAACGCGAACGAGCTGGTGATCCCCATGCTGGACATGGAGGGTCTGGCCGACTATGACCGGAACAGCGGGTATGTGGGAGGCGACGTCACCATGCGCAACGAAACGGTCAAGTGCAACTTTGACCGCGGCCGTTCTTTTTCGGTGGACAACTGCGACAACGCCGAGACGGCGGGCCTCGCGTTCGGCAAGCTGTCCAGTGAGTTCATCCGCACCAAGGTGGTGCCGGAGCTGGATGCGTTCCGTTTTGCCAGCTATGCCGGCAAGGCGGGTATCGGCAGCATGGAGGGCACCCTGGAAGATGGCGCGGCGGTGATCAAGGCGCTGAGCGACGCGCAGAACTACATGGACGAAGAAGGCGTGCCGGAAAACGAACGCCATCTTCGTATCACCCCCACGCTGCTGAGCATGGTGCGTAATCTGGATACCACCAAGAGCCGTGAGGTGTTGGACAGCTTTGCCAGCATCAAGCGGGTCCCCCAGAAGCGCTTCTATACCGCCATCGAGCAGCTGAGCGGCAAAAATGACGAGAAGGCGGGCGGTTACCGCCCGTACCCGAAGCACTATGAGAAGTGCAGCGAGGGTGACCCCGGCGCGCTGAAGGTAGTCGCGGACGGTGCCAGTCCGTCTGGCAGCGAAATCAAGGTGTCGGAAGTCACGCCTGTGGCAGACCCTGACTACACCCCTATCGAGAACGACTATGTGCGTGCTGTGCAGGGTGCGAAGATCAACTTCATGATTCTGCACAAGCCTGCGCTCATCCAGTTCCCGAAGCATAAAGCCCCCAAGATCGTTTCCCCTGAGGTCAACCAGGACGCTGATGCCTGGAAGTACGGGTACCGCATGGTGGGCATTGCGGATGTGTACGCGAACAAGCTCAGCGGCGTGTTCTGCCACCATCAGTCTGCCGGCGTGTAAGAAGGGAGTGGATCAGATATGGCGAACAAGATTGGTAAAGCATATGCGGCCCAGACTTCGGCAAAGCCCGCTGCCGCGCCGTCGGTATTTTCCTGTCCGCACTGCGGCAAGGTCTACAAGACCGCCAAGGGCCTGGAGGATCACCTGGTCAAGGATCATCCTGCAGAGCCGGAGAAGTAAGGAGAGGAGGCCAACGGCATGGCATATGCAGACTACACATTTTACACGGATGTGTATAAGGGCGACATGAGCGCGGAGGAGTTCGAACGCTGGGCCGCTAAAGCCGAGCTGCAGATCGACCGCTTCACAAGGAGCCGTGCAGCCTGTGCGCCGGAAAGTATGAAGCGAGCGCTGTCGCTGTGCTGCTGTGCCGTAGCGGATCAGCTGCGTACCTGGCATGATCAGGACGCCCGGACCCAGTCCGGCCTTGTGACCTCGGAAACCGTAGATGGGTACAGCGTAAGTTACCGCACGAACGGAGCGGAGCCGAATGACCGTGCCGCTGCGCGCCGGCTTGAGATGTACAATCTCTGCGTGGATTACCTCACCTGGCCTGTTAACCTCATGTATGCGGGGGTGGAGTAAATGAGCGTGCGCAATGCGAACATCACACTGTACCACCGGGAATACAACCCGGAGCAGGGTCAGGATGTATGGACGCGTACGCCGTACACTGGCGTCAGCTGGTACGGAGGCCGCGAAGTGACTACCGGAACCGGCGGCGATACTGCTGCGGATGGGTATACCGTGCGGATCTTCACCAACGAGGCGGTAACTGTCCAGCCTGGCGATATCGTGGTACAAGGCATTGTGTCGGATGAGATCACCAGCGCATCACAGCTTACCCAGAAATATCCGGAAAGCTGGCGCGTGACCCTTGTTCGGGATAACCGGCGCGGCGGGCTTGCCCATTGGCGGATCGGGGGCGAGTGACAAATGGCGCTTCTGACCATTACCACGCCCCGGGGCAAGCTGGTGCAGCGTAAAACAGCCGGCGGCACCGTCAAGGCGCGGCTGACCTGGTCACCATCCTTTGCCGCCGAACGCACCAAACAGCTGGACACGGTACAGGCTTTTGTGGACAGCGAAGTGATCCGCTTGATGGCCCCCTACACACCCATGCAGAGCGGGCTGCTGATTAAGGCGGCCACGCTGGGCACTGTGATCGGGAGTGGCGAGGTCCAGCAGATCGCCCCGTATGCGGCCATGCAGTATTACCGTACCGACATCACCAGAAAATACGACCCGCGCCGTGGCGCTAAGTGGTTTGAACGCATGAAGGTGGACCGCAAGGCGTATATCCTGAAAGGCGCGGCAGAGAAAGCGGGGGCACGATATGGTTGATACCATCATCCAGGCGCTTCAAGAATACCTGCAGGCCTGTCCGCTGTTGGACGGAGCACGGTTGAACGTGGACTTCCTGCCGTCCCGACCGCTGGAATATATGATCAGCCCGTCGCCGGTGGATGAGGTCCTCCGCGCGTATGTGCATGGCTCATCCCTGCGCCAGTATGTGTTCGTGCTGGCGTCCAAATCGCCGGTAGACGAGGGTGTGGCGCAGAACCTGGCAAACAGCGGATTTTATGAGAAGATGGCAGCCTGGATGGAGGCGCAAACGCGTCAACGGCATTTCCCGGCTCTGCCTGCAGACAAACAGCCGGTGCTCATGGAGGCCATGAGCACCGGTTACTTAATGAGCGCCACCGGCACGGAAGGACAGTATCAGATCCAGTGCCGGCTGGTCTATTTCCAGAAAGGAGCAAGAAACAGATGAAATTGTCTGAACTGATGACCGGCGTGACGCCCGATCCCGAATTCGCGGGTATCGTCACAGCCGGGGACATGGTGCTGGCTGTGGACTTCTCTGGTGAAGCCGCCAGTCCTGCCGACTACATTGTGGCGGATGAGGGCGTTACCGAGCAGACCGGCACCCTGGAAGCAACTACTGCCGACAGCACGTATCTGCGCAGCGGCACTTCCACTACCAAGACCGGCACCACCCGCAGCTTTACGGTTGCCGGCGACCGTTTTGCGGGGGATGAGTTTCAGGACGCGCTGCTGGACCACAGACTCAAGTACGGCACCGGCCAGACGGTGATCAAGAAGTATGTGTATTTCAACATGCTCACCGGCAAAGGCGAACAGGGCAGCATCAGCATCGCGGTGGAGGACGACAACAGCGGCGCAGCTGGTGAGAATGCCGGCTGGTCCGCTACCCTTACCGCGCGCGGAACGCCGAAGGCGTACACCTATAGCCCGGCGGAAATGGAATCTCTCGCTTCGGTAGCCGCCAAGACCACAACCCAGAAAAGTTCCTGATCCCGGAGGCCCCCATGGGGGCCTCCCTTTTCTATAAGGAGAGAAATATATGCTGAAAGTAAACGGCCTGGAGCTGGGTTTCGATATCACCGCTCCGGACGATCTTCACCGATACCTGGACGCCGCAAAAGCCATGGATGAAGCCGCAGCGTCCGCGCCCCCGCTGCCGAAAGCCGAAGCCCTTTCCACTCGGGAAGGACTGCAGGCGTACACTGCATATATCGAAGGTCAGTGCAAGCTTTTGACCGACTTCGTGGACAATGCCTTTGGGGACGGCACCTGCAACGCTCTGCTGGGTCCCAAGACCAGCCTGAGTGGTCTGATGGATGTGGTGGCTGCGTTGCGGGAAGCTGTTGCCGCGCAGGGCCAGCAGGCCGGTGAGAGGATCGCTGCTTATATGCCCAACCGTGCAACCCAGGGCGAAAAATGACCTGTCTGTTGTTGGAGAACGGTCTGCCGGACAGCATTGATGGGGTGACCATCTACCCGGATTACCGCAACATGATCCGCTTTGAGCAGATACTGGATGACGACGCTTTGAACGATGTGGAAAAAACGATCCTTGGCGTGAACCAGCTGTTTGAGGAGCTGCCGCCGGGCGGCATGGCCCGAGCCGTGGACCGGCTGCAGTGGTTTTACCGCAGGGGGCGCGATCCGAAGGATGTGCGCGCCGGAGCCGGAAAGAGCAATGAGCGGGCCTATGACCTTGTCATGGATGCGGGCTGCATTTATGCAAGCTTTTTGCAGGCGTATCATATCGACCTTACAAAGGTGCGATTCCTGCACTGGTGGGCATTTACATCCCTGCTGGAAAACCTGCCGGAAGATACTCCCATGGCGCAGCGGATGCACCTGCGGACAATGGAACTGTCGGAGATAAAAGATAACAAGCTCCGGCAACAGTATCACAAGATGCAAAAGCAGGTCGCACTACCCCGCAAAGCAGTTACGCGTGGCCAGCGGGCAGAAAGCCTGTCTGATCGCGTAAAGCGGCGGCACGCGGAAGCAAGGAAGGAACTTGAGAGGAGGAAGCAGCATGGGCTATGACGGTTCGATCATCTTTGATACGCACATAGACACCAGCGGCTTCACCTCGGGCACAAAAGATGTAAACAATGAGCTTTCCAACATCGGTAAAGGCGCAGAAGACGCTGCCCGCGGGCTCGGTGAACTGCCGGAGGAGTTCGACAAAACAGCCGAAAGTGCTGGCCGTCTGGAAGACATCGTAAAAGGCGGCGCTGTATTTAAGGTGATTGAAAAGGGTGTCAGTGCCGTGGTGGCTTCCCTTGACTCTGCCATCGACCGGGTGGACACGATGAACCGGTTCCCCATGATGATGGAACAAATGGGGTACAGCGCCGAGGCTGCCCAATCCGCCGTGGATAAGCTGTCCAAGGGAGTGCAGGGCCTTCCCACCACGCTGGACAGCGTGGTATCCACAGCCCAGCGCCTGACTATCCTGACAGATAACCTGGAACAGTCTGTCGATACGACCATCGCACTGAACAACGCATTCCTGGCCAGTGGGTCTGGTGCCGAAGGCGCTGCCCGCGGGTTGGAACAGTATGTGCAGATGCTCAGCCGCGGCGAGGTGGATCTGGAAGGTTGGCGAACCCTGCAGGAGACCATGGGAATCGGTTTGACCCGTGTGGCGGAAAGTTTCGGGTATGCGGGACAAAGCGCGCAAACCGAGCTGTATGATGCTTTGAAGAATGGTGATATCACTATTCAGCAGTTTAACGCACGGCTGATAGAACTCAACAACGGCGTGGGCGGCTTCGCAGATCTGGCCAAAACTTCCAGCGTTGGTATCCGTACCGCTTGGACAAACATGTCCACGGCTGTGGTACGTGGTACCGCTTCGATTGTTACCAGCGTTGATGAAGGCCTTTCCAAGACGAAATTCAAGAGTATCCAGAATAGCATCGAAACCATGGGAAAGGGTGCCGAGGCGGCTTTGAAAGCGCTGGCCCCTGCCTTTGGGCTTGTTGCTTCGAATGCGGATACACTGGCTGTAGTCTTGGGCGTGCTTGCAGTAGCCTACGGTGCCAACAAGGCGGTAACTGCCTTCACTGCCGCGCAAAAGGTGGCGGCAGCCGCGATCCTCGCGGCGGATGCTGCAGGTATTGCCGCCGTTCCAACCCTGAACGCCCAGGCAGTTGCAGAAGCCCGGGCGACAGCGGCTAAGACCCTCGGCGCAAAGGCAACCGCTGCGCAAACAGCTGCACAAATGGCGCAGAATGGCGTTATGACAGCAGGTACATTTGTGCTGGGCGGCATGACTACCGGTATGGGGTTGGCCACTGTGGCGTCGGGACTGCTGACCGCAGCCACCACAGCGTTGGGTACTGCGATCAAGATCGCTATGGGCCCTGTCGGCTGGATTACTGCAGGGATCACGCTGCTTGTAGCAGGCGCCACTGCCCTGTACAAGTGGATCACCGCAGATAGCGAGGCGTACACTGAGCAAGCGGATGCGATAGATCAGTTGGCCAGTGCGCAGGAAGAACTGGCGCAGAGTAATGAGGCCAGCTTGAAGACCTATGAGGAAAGCGTAAAGGCTCTCAGTGCGAACGCCGACGCAGCCTCTGCCCTGACCCGCGAGATGGATGAGCTGAACAAGGCAGACGAAAAAAGTGCCACACAAAAGCTGCGGATGGGTGCTATTGTTGCGGAATTGAACGAGCAATACCAGGATCTGTGCCTTGTCTACGATGACGAAACAGATCAGCTGAACATGACCACTAAGCAGCTGCGGGATTATATCAGGGCTCATAAGGAGATGGAGCAGGCAGCGACCTTACAGGAGCGGTATAACGAACTTCTGGAGGAAGAGGCGACCATCCGTCAAAACCAGACGGAATTAACCGATAAAGAGGCCGAACTCGAAAGTCAGTTGGAGCAAAAACTCCTGACCACAAGCGAGTATAACGAACTGTTGGAGCAGCTGAATGATACCCGCGCTGGGTATATTGAGCAGGAGCAGGAGATCGCCGCGCAGGAGGAGGAGCTGAAAAGCCAGCTTGCGGACCTGGACACTACCTGGGCTCAACAGACCATTGCCAACACCCAGGCCGTACAGGAAGCCAATGAAGCGGCAGCCGAGGCCCGGGAACAGGAACTGGAGCGGCAGACCAAGGCGCTGGAAACCTATACTGCGGCAGCAACCAACTACATGGATCAGCTTGACACTAAGACGGAAGTCAGTGTGAGTGACATGATCGCAAACCTGGAACATAACCAGAAGGCCGTAGCAGAATGGGCAGCCAATCTGGATGAACTGGCGGCCAGAGGGATCGACCAGGGACTGCTGCAGCACCTGCGCGATGCTGGCCCGGAGGCGGCCGGCCAGGTAGCTGCACTGGTGAATGCTACGGATGCCCAGCTCCAGCGCATGAGCGAGCTGTTTGCCAATGGCACTGATGTGGCGGTCCAGGCGCTGCTGACCGAATTGGGGCTGCCGGAGACAGCTGAGTCTGCCGGTTCAGCAGGCAGCAGCCTTGTAGACAATGTGGCAGCGGGCGTTGATGCCAATGCTTCGCTGACAGCTTCGACGCAGAAACTGATCGAAGACGCAAAGCGCACCGCGCAAGCGTCGGTATCCGCCAATGATTTTCCTTCCGTGGGCAAGTCGATGATGGACGGGATCACCGCTGGTGTGAATGCTGGCGCATCCGGATTGGTGAACGCGATGGTGGCCGCGGTGGAGTCAGCGGTAGCCGCCGCCAAAGCTACAGCAGACATCCATTCTCCGTCCAAGGTATTCCGCAGAGTCATTGGCTTGAACATTATGCGCGGCTGGGCTCTGGGTGTGGAGGACGGCGAACCGCTGGTCTCGCAAAGCGTCGTAGACGCGATGGAATCGCTACGCCGGGAAGTCGCCGGAGGTACAGACCCGGCGGGCCTTGTCCGCTCTATGCGTACCAGCGTGGCAGATATGCAGGCCGCGTTTGCCGGGCAGATTCGCAGCGCAGGGCCGACCGCTATTCACGAAAAGGGGTCTGCGACAGGTAATATTACGAATTACACGCAGAACGTTTACTTCGAAGATACCATGCAGGCCCCGGACGAAATCGCCCGGGCACTGCGTATTCAAAACACCTATGGAATGGCAGGTGAACGGTAAATGGATACGGAAGTGATCGCGCGCTTCGTTCGCTCGGACAACACTGAGTTTATAGTGGACGAAACTGACTGGGGTTTGACAGCCATCGACGGTGCAGATGCAGCCAAGTATGAGCTGTTCACCCAAAAGAACGGAACCGGCGACGGAGATACCACCACAGGAAAACGGGTGGCCGCGCGGGATCTGGAGCTCCAGGCCGCCGTTATGGACACGCGTCTTAACGCAGAACTTCGACAACAGGCCAAACGGTTCTTCAATCCCAAGTCCACCTATCGAGTCTATCTGACCTATATGGGAACTACTGCTTGGCTTGAAGCCGAGCTTGAAGCTTTTCAGGCACCCAGCAAACAGATTGACCTCCCGCAGGAATTCAGCGCCTACTTCCTTGCCACAGATCCGTACTGGAAAAGTGTGGACGACTTCGGCCAGGACATTGCAGCCATCACGCCGCGGTGGGGGTTCCCGTATATGGATCACCCGGACTTGGGCGTGCTGGTGGATGTGGCAAACTTTGCCCGGAAAGTGACCTTCGACTACGACGGCGACGTGCCGGCCTGGCCTGTCATCACCCTTACGGTGGACGCCCCGGTGACCAACCCGAAGATCGTAAACGGCACCGCCTTCGTGCGGCTCATCGACGAATTGGCGGCCGGCGACACCGTGGTCATCACCACGGCGCCTCAGCGCATCCGCATCACAAAGAACGGGCAGAACGTGCTCAACAGGGTGGACCGCGCCAGCAACTTCGCCGGCCTGGCCCTGCAGCCAGGTACCAACGTATACAGCTTTGCCGCCGACTATGGCGACAACAGCCTGCATGTGGTTATCCGGTACAACAAGCAGTATCTGGGGGTGTGATCCATGCAGCTTCTTGCTCTGGACGCCGACTTTCAGCCGGTGGCCTATCTGCCTTTCTTCAATCTCCAGTGGACCCGGGAGTATTACCAGGTTGGTAATTTCTCCGTACAGATCGCGGCGGCTGACTACCAGCCGACCATGGCCTATCTGTACACTCCCGACCGCCCGGAAACCGGCATCATCCAGAAGGTGGAGCTCACCGAGACGGTCAAGGGAAGGTTCGTGCAGCTTTCGGGATATTTTCTGGAAGTCATCCTCAACGACAAGGTAGTGTATCCTGCATACTACGCTACGGGCACTATCCCGGCGGCGGTAGTGGCCATGCTGCGACAATACAAGGATGATATCCCGCTGCTGACTGTGGCGGATGCTCCGGCCACTCAGGCGGACGAAACCAACTGGCAGGAGACCGGCGGGCAACTGGCCGATGTGGCTTACACCAAGCTTCAGACGGTGCAGATGTCGCTGCGCTGCCGGTACGACTACCAGGCGAACACCATCACCGCCGAGGTCTGGCAGGGCCTGGACCGCACCCAGGAGCAAACGGCCAACCCTTTCGTGACCTTCAGCGATGGCTTCGGTAACCTGACACAGGTGGATGCATCAGTAGATCGATCCAACTATAAGAATTACGCCATTGTGGCCGGGCAGGACCAGGCCGAAAACCGCAAGGTGGCCTATGCGGATCTGTCCGGCGGCGGCTACAAAAGGGTGCTATATGTGGATGCCCGCAGTGATCGATGGGACCCGGAGGAACAAACGGAGAGCGAGTATCTTGCCGGTTTGGAACAGAAAGGCCTGGATAAGCTGCTGAACTATGCAATCATCCGTAATGTGGACATCCAGACGGCAGCTGGCGGTTTTGTTTACCTTGAGGACTGGGATCTGGGCGACCAGGTGGATGCAATCGTGGAAGACATCGGCCTGGCCGTACAGGCCCGCATCGTAACGGTGCGGGAGGTTTTCAAGCAGAACAACCACACGGTCGAGATAGAGCTGGGGGACAAAAAGCTGACACAGCTGCAGAAAGCGAGGATGATTTACTGAATGCAAAGTTATCCGTTTACATCTGACAAGATTACCTACGATGAGCAAGGTCTGCCGAAGTATGACCGCGCGGTGGACAGTGCTTTTCTGCGCAAGGTATTTGCGCAGTATTTTTCGGATGGTGTCTTTTATAAACCGGAAAACGCCCTGCAGGTCGTAGTGGATACCGGCATGCAGGTAGCGGTGGAGCCGGGCTCCTGCCACATCCAGGGGGCCATGGGCATTGAACCGAACCGCCGCACTCTGGTGGTGCAGGCGGCGGAAGAACTGGACCGTATCGATACGGTGGTGGCCCGTCTGGACCTGTCTCGAGCGGTGCGCAGCATAGAC